TTGCAGAATTAAAGGAAGCAGAACTTCTCAACGAAAGGCTTGCAATGGTTCAAACCGCAGAACCATATGTTGGAAAATATTTCTCTCAAGACTATTTAAGAAGAAAAATTCTTCGCCAAACCGACCAAGAAATTATTGAGGAAGATGCTCTAATTAAGAAAGAGATTCAAAAAGGAATAATTCCAGATCCAAGTATTCCAGTAGATCCAAATACAGGTATGCCAATGGATCAACAACAAATGGATTTGGGCCAACCAGTAATGGAACCTGAAGTTGATGCATCATCAGTAAATGCTGATGCAAAAGTTGCAGAAGTTGATGCAGGCCCAATGAAAATGCCTAAGGGTGGCACAATATAAATACAAGAGATTACAATTTGAATTAAGACGATGGATGAACTTCTGGATATGATTATCGCTGACGAATCACCAGCACAAATCAGTGATAAAATTAAAGACATTCTTTTTGCCAAGTCAGCAGAAAAAATTGATTCTTTTAGACCTGAAGTAGCATCAGGTTTATTTGGAGAAGATCAATTTATTGTTCCTGAAAATTCTGAAGAAGAAGAATAAATAAATAACTCAAAGTGTATTAATAAAAATAATGGCTCATAGACCAGTAGGTGCTGGATCATCTGTTGCATTTACATCTGGAACTGCGACGACATCTACAGCATTTTCCGTCCAATCAAGTGTTATTAGAGTAGTTGCTGTTGGTGGTGGTGCTCATGTTGCTGTTGGCGCAACTCCATCGGCAACAAGATCTGATTACTATGTTTCATCTGGAACAGTGGAAACTCTAGCATTAACAAAGGCATCAAATAGAGTTGCTGGGGTTACGACTGGAGCAACAACAATTATTAATGCACCTGAAGGAACACAAATTCCTTTTGGAGTTGGTGATTATGTAACCTTAACTGGCTCAACATATCATAATTTTTCTCATCAAAAAGTTCTTTCAATCGATACATCCTCGGGTGTTAATGGATATTTCCAAGTGAGAATGACAGTTGACTATGACTCAAGTGGTATTCTAACCGCATTTAATGATCCCGATGCAACGATCACATCTTCGAATAAGGTATCTGTTTTTGGTGTAGGTGCCGGAACTTTATATTATCAACAAGTTCAAATTTCAGGAAATGCCTAAGATGAAACTAATCAGAGAAGAAATCGAAAAGGTAGAAGTTCTTACTGAAAATGTAAACGGTAAGAAAAATCTTTTCATTAAAGGAGTTTTTCTCCAAGCAGAGCAGGTAAACAGAAACGGTAGAATGTACCGTATGCCTGTTATGGAAAGAGAAGTAAAGCGTTATACGGAACAGTATGTCAATAAAGGTCGTGCTTTAGGTGAACTTGGACATCCAGATGGACCTACTGTTAATCTAGACAGAGTTTCTCATAAGATTGTCGATCTCCAAAGAGAAGGTAATAATTTCATTGGTAAGGCACAAATCTTATCTACACCAATGGGTAAGATTGCCGAATCTCTTCTCAAAGAAGGAGTTTGTTTAGGCGTTTCTTCTCGTGGTATTGGTTCGCTAAGACCAACCAAAGAAGGTTTTAATGAAGTAGGTGAGGATTTTATGCTTGCAACTGCAGCTGATATCGTTGCCGATCCTTCTGCTCCCGATGCTTTTGTCCAAGGAATTATGGAAGGGAAAGAGTGGATTTGGGATGGTGGCATTCTTCGTGAAAAACTTGCAGAACAAACTCAAAGAAGAATTAATACTCTTGTAGATCAAAAGAGACTAGAAGAGCATAAACTAAACTTATTCAACAATTTCATTAATTCGTTGTAATTTATTAATTTATAAATAAATATAGATTTCATACAGGAAAATCGGAGAGTTCAAATGTCTCGTGGTAAACAATTACAAGAAATGGAAGTAGGCACTAAGCAATCCAAAACTGCCGTTAACGCTAATGCAAAGGCAGCAGATTCAATGCCAAGCCTCTCTGGGGTAACTCCAGGACAAACTGGTTCTTGGGAAGATCTTGGAGGTCCTACGCCAGAAAATTATAAGTCTGATGATGATTCAGCAAAACTGAAGACACCAGGTGCTACACTTAAGCAAGTTAAAGATGTTGTAAACAAAGGTGCTAAACCTGCTGAAGCAATGCATGGCATGAAGGAAGAAGAAGAACTCGAAGATGAAGATCTAATCTCCGAAGAAGAGACTGAAGAGATTGAATCTGTAATTTCCGAAGAGGGAGAAGAAGAGGAAGAAGAAGGTGAAGAAGAAGTAGTTGAAGAGCAGTATGACATCGAAGAAGATGTCAACGCCCTCATCGAAGGCGAAGAACTCTCAGAAGAGTTCAAGGAAAAAGCAAAGACAATTTTTGAAGCTGCAATTATCTCAAGAGTAAACCAAGTTAAGGAATCTCTTGAGGCTCAATATGAAGAGCGTCTAGTCGAAGAGGTTCAAGAAATCTCAGCAGCTCTTTCGGAGCGTGTTGATTCTTACCTTGAGTATGTTGCAGACGAGTGGTTCCAAGAGAATTCACTCGCTATTGAAGGTGGTCTGAAGGAAGAGTTAACCAATTCCTTCATGACCGGTCTGAAAGGACTTTTTGAAGAACATTATGTATCAATCCCTGAAGATAAATATGATGTGCTTGAGAGCATGGTAGAAAAACTTGATGAAATGGAGACAAAACTCAACGAGCAAATTGAGAAGAATGTTTCCCTAAACAAGCGTCTCGCAGAGTCGGTTGCTGACGGAATCTTTGATCAGGTTTCTGAGGGCCTCGCTGCTACTCAGAAAGACAAGCTCGCTTCACTTGCCGAAAGTGTTGAGTTTGAAAGTGAAGAAGAATATCGTGAAAAACTGGAGACCTTGAAGGAAGCATATTTTCCTTCAAAAGTTTCATCTCCAAAAGCTAGAACTGAATCTCTTTCAGAAGGTGTAGACAATTCACCTGAGTCAATCTCAGGTACAATGGCACACTATCTGAATACACTTTCAAGATTTAGCAAATAATTGAATTTAATATAATTCAAACAAAACATCCACACAACAAAGGTAAAAGCAAATGTTCATGTCAGAGCATCTGCAGGAAAAGTGGGCACCTCTCCTCAACTATGAGGGTCTTGATCCAATCAAAGATTCGCACAGAAGAGCGGTAACCGCAGTCCTGCTAGAAAACCAAGAAAAATTCCTCAGAGAGCAAAATGCTTTCTCACAGTCAGGTTCATTCCTGACCGAAACTCCAACCAACGCAGCTAATGCTGCTGGTGGTTCAGGTGGTTTTGGTGGCGATGCAACCGCTGCTGGTCCTACCGCAGGTTTCGATCCAGTTCTGATCTCTCTGATCCGCCGTTCAATGCCTAACCTGGTCGCTTATGACCTGGCTGGCGTTCAACCAATGAGCGGTCCTACTGGACTCATCTTCGCAATGCGCTCCCGTTATACTAACCAGAGCGGCACCGAAGCATTCTACAACGAAGCAGACACAACCTTCTCAGGTAATGATGCTGGTTTTGATGAGAGCGCAGGATTTACTAATGCTGTTTCTGGTATGGGTACAACTACCCAAACAGGAAGCAATCCTTCAGTTCTGAACCCAGTTTCATCTGCTTCTTCCACTGGCTATAATGTTGGTCAGGGAATGGCAACTGGCGATGCTGAGAATCTTGATTCTGGCGCTGACGCATTCAATCAGATGGCATTCTCAATCGAGAAAGTCACTGTTACTGCAAAGTCACGCGCACTGAAGGCTGAGTACTCACTTGAGCTTGCTCAGGACCTCAAGGCAATTCACGGTCTTAATGCAGAAGCTGAGTTGGCAAACATTCTGTCAACTGAGATTCTTGCTGAAATCAACCGTGAAGTTATCCGCACCATCTACAAGGTTGCTGAACAGGGTGCTGTTCAGAATGTTGCTACCGCTGGTGTATTTGACCTAGATACCGATTCAAACGGTCGTTGGTCTGTTGAGAAGTTCAAGGGTCTTCTGTTCCAGATTGAGCGTGATGCTAACGCAATCGCTCAGAGAACTCGTCGTGGAAAGGGCAACATCATCCTCTGCTCTGCAGATGTTGCTTCTGCTCTAACCATGGCTGGTGTTCTGGATTACACCCCAGCACTCAACGCTAACCTCAATGTTGATGACACTGGAAACACCTTCGCTGGTGTTCTGCAAGGTAAGTATCGTGTTTATATCGATCCTTATGCTGCTAACCTGACTTCCGGTAACGCAACTCCTGGCAACCAGTATTATGTTGTTGGTTATAAGGGTTCTTCACCTTATGACGCTGGACTCTTCTATTGCCCATATGTTCCTCTCCAAATGGTTCGTGCCGTTGGTGAGAACTCCTTCCAGCCTAAGATTGGCTTTAAGACCCGCTACGGTCTTGTTGCTAACCCATTCGCAGAAGGAACCGATCAGGGTCTTGGCCGTCTCAAGGTCAATGCAAACCGCTACTATCGTCGCGTTGCAGTTAAAAATCTCATGTGAGCTAAGTGCTTCATCAGATTTACTCAGAGGGTCTTCGGACCCTCTTTTTTTATCTAAATAGTTCAAAAAATGGCAACAACGACAAATATTTTCACAAAGCAGATACAAAATAGAAATTTTCTATCTCCAACTGGATTCAAATTTACTTTGAATAGAGCACCAAAGGTTGCATTCTTCAGTAACTCTGCAAATATACCAGGAATGAATTTGGGTGTTGCAATACAACCCTCATATTTGAAGGATATTGATACTCCGGGCGATAAAATTGTTTTTGAAGATTTTACTCTTCGCTTCTTGGTTGATGAAGATTTAAAAAACTACATGGAAATTCATAATTGGATTCGTGGTCTTGGATTTCCGGATAGTTTAAAAGACATATATGATCTTCAAAATCAACAAGAATATGTTGATATGTCAAAGTCAAAGACTATGAACATTTATTCTGATGGAACTTTGACAATTTTGGGAAGTGGTTTAAATCCAAACTTCAAAATAAAATTCAGTGATTTGTGGCCATACAATCTATCATCACTAAATTTTGATGCCACAGATACTGACATAGAGTACTTTACAGCAGATGTGACTTTCAAGTATACTATATACGAGATAACAGATTTGGATGGAAATCCTCTATGACCATTGATCTTGATAAAATTCAAGAAATGTGGGAGAAAGATTCTAAAATAGATCCCGACAATTTACACACAGAATCTTTAAATATTCCCGTACTTCATGCAAAATACTTTGATTTATACAATACCATCTTTCTTCTAAGAAAAAAAGCAGAGCAACAGAAAAGAAATATTAGACATGAAAGATATGAATATTATTCTGGTAAGGCTGACCCAGATGTTTATATAGAAAATCCATTTCCAAAGAAAATCCGCGATAAAGATACAATGCAAAAATATTTGGATGCGGATGAAAAACTTTCTACTGTCTGTTTAAAGATAGATTATTACGACACAATGCTCGTATATATTGAAAGTATTCTAAAAATGATTCAGAATAGAACTTATCAAATTAAAAACTCAATTGAGTTTATGAGATTTAATGCTGGTCTAGGGTAAATAAATACCTTTAGATGCATGGATTTATGTGATTGATACGACAGCAAACATTGTTATTTCAAAATCCAACGAAGTATTTTTAAAGATTTCTACGGAACCTCATATCGAATACGAACTTAGAGATCATTTTAAGTTTGAGGTTCCTAATATGAAATTCATGCCCCAGTATAGAAATAGAAATTGGAATGGGGAGATTCATCTATATGATATGAGATCAAAGCAAATCTATGTTGGTTTGTTAGATAAGATTGTATCCTTCTGTAAGCAATATGGATACACTTATAAGTTTGAAGATAATAGATTTTATGGAACTCCATTTGAGATCAACGAAGAGATCTCATATGAAGGAGTTAAAGATTACATGCATTCCATTTGTGCCCATACTCCCAGGAAATACCAGATTGATGGAGTATATGGTGCCCTAAGGCATAATAGAAAACTATTGATAAGCCCCACTGCGAGCGGCAAATCACTGATGATTTATTCTCTCGTAAGATATTATGTGGATAAAGGCGAAAAAATTCTTTTAGTTGTCCCGACGACATCTCTTGTAGAGCAGATGTACAAGGATTTCCTTGATTATGGTTGGGATGCTGATTCATATTGCCACCGTATCTATTCTGGTAGAGAAAAAACTAATGAGTATCCAGTAACAATCACTACTTGGCAATCGGTCTATAAACTGGAAAGATCTTTCTTCGAAGATTATGGAGTTATTATAGGAGATGAAGCTCATTTGTTCAAGAGTAAGTCATTAATACAAATCATGACTAAACTTCATCATGCAAAGTATCGTTTTGGTTTCACGGGAACCTTAGATGGAACTCAAACTCACAAATGGGTTCTTGAAGGATTATTTGGTCCATCATATAAGGTTACAAAAACCGATGAACTAATGAGACAAGGACACCTTTCTCAGTTAGATATTCAATGTATTGTTCTCAAACATACTCCACAAAAGTTTGAAACCTATGAAGATGAGATACAGTATTTAATCTCACACAAAAAGAGAAATAAATTTATTACAAATCTTGCACTAGATTTGAAGGGTAACACTCTTGTATTATTCAGCAGAGTAGAAGCTCATGGAGCAATACTCTATGAAATGATAAATAATAAAAAGCGAAGTGATCGTAAAGTATTTTTCATTCATGGTGGTGTAGATACGGAAGAAAGAGAACAGGTAAGGGAAATTACTGAAAGAGAAAACAACGCAATTATCGTTGCTTCTTATGGAACTTTTTCTACAGGTATTAATATTAAAAACCTCCATAATGTTATCTTTGCTTCGCCCAGTAAATCGAGAATTAGAAATCTACAATCAATTGGAAGAGTACTTAGAAAAGGAAAAGATAAAACTAAAGCAGTCCTCTACGACATCTCTGATGATTGTACATTTAAATCGAGAAAGAACTATACTTTAAATCATCTAATCGAAAGAATTAAAACCTATAATGAAGAAAATTTTAATTATGAAATAATCACAATACAACTTAAGGACTAATGATTGAAGACGACTTTTATGCAACAGTAAAACTAAAAACAGGTGAAGAAATATTCTGTAAGGTAGCAGCAACAGAAGAAGAAGATAGAACCATGCTTATAGTTT